TACTCAGAACTTAGATTGTTCTGGTATAAAATAGAGTAGACTTGATCCCAGGATTCACTTAAAACTTGTTTTGTTTCATCTGAAGATAAAAGTCTACCACCCAATTCCTCCCTTCTTTTTTTAATGTTATTGTTAATATAATCTTCTAATTCATAATCTAGGAATCGGCTAATTTCACCAGTAGTCCTATCTTTTAAAAGGGCGGGGTTTTGGGCTTGAAGTTCAGCAATAACTTTAGGGTTTTGACCTAAACGTTTCGCCTCTTCTAATTTCGCATTATACTCAATAGATTTTTCACGGAGGGTTACATCAGTTAACGCCTGATAAATACTAGTTTTTTCATCCGTTTGTTGAAAATAACCCTTTTTGTAATCTTCATAAGCTTTAGCTTCAGCTTTTATTTTTACATATTTAGCCGCACTTTCACTTAAAGTAGAAATACTGCTAAAAATAGATTCAGTTGCTTTTTGATTTATAGCTGCTTGCTCTTGGTCCCGTTGAGCTTGAGCTTGAAGACCGTTAATTTCACGACGAGTATTTTCTGTTTGAATTTGGTAGTTTTTTTCTTCTGCGCTTCTAGTGTAAGCAGCATTTTCCTTCATTGCCTTTGCAACTTCACGCCGAGAGTCAATCTCAGCGTTGGCTGCTTGTCGCATACCTTCAATTTGACGTGCTGTTTCCTCCCTCAGACGAGCGATGTTACGGTCATCAACCTGTTGTGGGCGGTACCCACCAGCTCTAGCGGATCCTTGATACTGTATTCGTGCCATGTTTATACCTTAGTAGTGTAGTATGTATTCATAGCCGACAAACCTGCCTGAGCTGCTCCAGCCACACCAGACATAAGTGGTGCGAAAATACTCTGCTGCATAGGTGCAGGGATGAATCCAGCAGTCGCTTCCATAGGTTCAACAAACACACGTTCAGGTGGTTTAATGGGTTGAGGAATATCAGGCAGACGATCAGGTGAAATCATCATGGCGTTTCGTGCCTTTAGATCATCAGCATAACGACCCATCTCAATATCAAACATGTTGCGTTGTGACTGCATACCAGCACTCATCAAACTAGCACTTAGGATTGCTGCATTCCGACCTTGCTCAGCAAGAGTCGATTGAATAGCTTTAGAACGGGAACCTCCTGCTTGCCTCAAAGCAGCACGTCCCTCGTTTTGGATGCGTTCAATAAGCATACCTTCTTGTTGAAAAGCAGCGCTATCAAGTATTTCTGCCAAAGAGGCTTGCTCCTGTTCTTTAGCTTGTTGAGCTGCAACACTGTTGTAAGTAAGTTGTTGTTGAGTATTTTCAACAGAACCAAGATACTGTCGGGCAGTTTGAAGGTATTGATACTCTTGAATGTCCGTGTTGTACTGCCATTGTTTGACAGCAGTATCCCACTCATACTCACGCTGAGCATAGTAATTAGCTTTGTCAGCTTCAAATACTTTTTTATTGTATTCGTTAGTTAAACGCGCTGCTTTTTCAGATGCACGTTTCTGATCTTCGTAGTTTTGCTGCGCCCTGGCATTATTAGAGCTAGCTTGAGCAGCACCAGCAATGCCACTTCCAACAGAAGCAGCAGCACTCGCTACACTAGCTCCGATTAGCCAAGGTACGGCGGCTGCAGGTAAAACCATGTTTAAGCCCTCCTATAGAATCTGGGAGTATAGTTGCCTTCCCACATCATCGACACCAACGATACAGGATAAGGAAAATCACTTGTCACTTTAAGTTCAAAATTAGTATTACGTTGATGGATAGGGACAATAAACTGTCGCTCACTCTTGACAGGATTACTATCGGCTGAGTAGTAGTCAGCGTCTGCAGTGTGTTGAACATTTCGCCACTCGTTAGAACCAGTTGCTTTCAGTTTAAACGTCACTGCACCTGACCTACCTACAGAGAATTTAGCTCTGGAGACAGTCAAAGCAGCGGTAAAATCAGTTGTAGTTTGATCCCTACGGAAATAGAATCGTGGTAAAGTAACTTCAAAGTCATAAGGATAACCAACTACGATACCATCTTCATAGTCAGTAAAGTTTCCTTTGACTTCAAAGTACCGATAATTGGTACCAGTTTCTGTACGCTCATATGCCGTAGCATAGTAACCAGCATCAGCATCAATTTCTGCATCTGTACCGTCATCCGCAGTGGGGACAGTAAGAAGCATCATTGCTTTAGTTTGGTCTAGTGGAGTGTACGGAACATAAATCTTAGTTAGATCATTAACCGAGTCATATACAACCGCGTCTACGACACCTGGGTCGGGCGAGACGGGGCGTGTAGCCATGTCTAGGCATGGATTACCGTTAATGCCGCTAGCGGTCGCTACAACGTCTCCTGTGGGGATCTCATCAAGGGTGATACGACCAATGCTATATTCATCCTCATGTTGAGAAACGACAATAACTGAGTCATTAAGGATCTTAGCACTTTGAATAGTACCAGGAAGTTCCCACTTAGTCCACGCTTGAAATAGATCCTTTTCACCGTTGTTGTAATAACGATATAAATAAAGGTAAGAGGCATCGCTGTCAATCAGCATGATAACCGAGTTCTGAGGACTAACCGTAAGGTTGTCAATAGTCTCAGGAATCCACTCAAGTACCACCTTACTAATATCTACAACAACAGGCGGCTGTTCAACGTCCCTGAGTTGAAGCGTAAAGAGTTTACTGTAACCAGATACATTACTGATAAAAGCAGCCGTTGTACCGACGTCCACCGGAGCAATATTAGTGTTCATCTCATAGTTAGAAAGAGATCTAACGACGGAAGAACTAGGAGTAAGAATACTACCATCAGTAGTAAATATCTGGAATTGTTGACGTTCTGAAAAAACCAACAAACCTTGGGGAGACGGTAGAACATCAGACAAAGTAACAGGTCTGACACTAGACACGTTCAAATCAATAGGATCTGAATCAATCTGTACCAAAGCTGACTTAACAAAGAAATTGTAAGAGTCGTTAGCAACACCAAAGATTACGTTGTCTTCTGACAGCATACCGAAACGATTGCTGTAGAAGAAAGTTGAGCGGATAGGAAATCCAATAAACGAAGGTACTGGACTGGTTACGTCATCACCAGCTGCTCGTGCTGCCCATGAAATTGGTTTGAAATCAAAAGTTAATGCTCCCGTGTTTACCAGTTCATGAGGCATGGTTGCTGCATCAAAACCTGGGGAAGCATCACGTGCTCTGGTTTCTTGCCAGTAACCACGACCACCTGTACCATTGTACGCTTGGAACTTCAGATAGTAATCATCCTCAGCAGCTGCGCTGTTAAGAATTTGTATGTTATGGTCCTGAAAAGATTCAACAGGTAGATCAGCAACGACATCAATCGAATCGGTGAAGACCCGCAAAGCAAGGTTAGTCAAACCACCTTGAGCATCAATTTCAAATGCAAGGGGCGTACCAGTGGGTACAGAGTAATCAGTTACAACACTGTTCGAACCATTTGTACGCTTGATAACCAAGCTATTTGTGTAACCTTCAAGGTACCACGTACCACTAAAATCTGAATTACTAGCAGATTGTTGAGCCAAAATCATAGCTCTGACAGCATCTACTAAGTGGTGGTTAGTGTTAATATCAGATGAGTCAAACTTAAGAGTTTGATCATAAGTAGTAGAAGATTGAGCAGTTACGTCTGTAGATACACCTTGAATAGTTACTTTATATTCATATGACTCTACAAGACTTTCCAGTACCAACGTACCTACTGATTCAGCAACATACGTACCCGCAGGTTGCATGGCTGTTGTTACAGTACGGTTGGTAATAACGGTAACGTCTTGGACGCTACGGAAGTGATAGTCATCTTTACTGGTACCTGTTAGATACGCAGTGCCTGTGTTGTTCACAGTACACCACGTACCATTAGCAGCAGTCCATACATAGATGTTCGTACCTTTAATACAACCCACGTAGGAACCAGCTGCATCACGTTCAATAAAGAACCAAGCAGCTCCTGCTAGTTCACTTTCCGTAAATGCATCACCGTTGGCTTTGTAAAGGACGCTGGTAAATTGTAGACCAGGACGCTTCAACAAACCGTAGGTAGGATCAGGGTAACCGTTGACACACTCCGTAAGTTGGCCTTCTAATTTTTTGTCATCATTTTGTCGAGAAACACCACCTAGAAAGTTCGGTGTGAGTTGAGTTACTGCTGGCATTAGCGTTGCAAAGTATGGAACGGTTGATAGCTCTGATAGTAGTTCCCTCCTTTAGGTGCACCGAAGTAGGTGTAATCACCTTGGCTAGTTTCATATTCCATAGCCATAGCACGAGTAAACGCTTCTTTTTGTTGAAGCATTTGATATTGGTTAGGATCACCAATGATACGACTAGACACAATGCTAGCAGCTCGGGCAGTGATAAACGCTTGGACAGGTTCAGGAATCTCAGCCCAATCCATTTCCCAAAGGATGTCTACATATACAGTTTCATCAGTCCACTTGTAGGAGTGGGCGATTCGGTCGTAGAGTTTACCTCCACGGTTAATACTATCCCGATTCAGATTGATAGTGCGGGTGGTGGTTAAGTCCATCTGAAGGACATTGCTCGGGATTTTAATTTCGTTATTAGAATCAGGAGTAATAGGATAATCGTATTCTTTATTGAAAGTCCAGCCTTCAGCTTGTACTTCGCGTGACACTTCTCGAAGGGTGTTGAGTGCAATCGCAACGTCCGGGTTGGTTGGGGTTTCAACTCTACTTGTAACAATGGATTGAGTCATAGCCCGTTCAGCAACGGTCTGTGAGATGTTCACAGTGTACTCATACGTTACAGGATCAGTCGCTTGTTCAACTCCTGCGGTAGCAATAGACGTACCGCTTTCCACACCTGTACCACCAATGTAGGTACCAACAGGAATGTTAGCAGTTGTAGTCGTCAAAGTCGTACCGGAGATGGAACCTTTAAAGCGGCTGACTTCATTAATTACAAGAGTCTCTTCAGTTGTCAACGTAGTAACAGGAGCCTGACCAACTGACGCCAGGATCTGATTAACAGCTTGTAGCTCAGTGTTGGAGCCAGTAGTAGGGAAAGGCATAATTGATAATAAGACTAATTCTCAATAAGGAATTAAAAAAAAGGAGCCCCCGAAGAGGCTCCCGTATCTGATACTAAAAGTTATCAGGAGGTAGTGACGTTAGAAGGATACACATCACCGAATGCGGTAGGTGCAGTGCTGGTAGCATGAAGCTCAACACAAGCAGCCGGATTCAGGAAGTCAGCGCCCATGGCGAGACGACCCAGGATCACGTCGCCCTGGTAGATCACGGAAACGTCGCCGCTGGTGACTTGCACCTGAGGAGAGATAGCTTCCACACAACCAGCAGCTTCGCGCTGGAAGATCAGACCACAGGAGGTATCGAAAGAAGTAGCCTCACCGTAGTTGTTGTTCATACCAGTAACACCGCCACCATCTTCGATAGCAGGGTTCACGAAGGAACCGGTGTTACCAGGATCAGCTTCACCAGTGGTGCCGCCATACTTGGTACCATAACGACCCAGGAACGGAATGTTCATGGACTTGTAGATCTTGATACCGGCGATCTCAACGACGCCGTTACCCTTCTGACGAGAAGTACCTTGCTCGTCACGGTTCACCAGACCGTTCTCACCCACTTGCTGGATCAGAGCGTAGTACTGGCGGGGGTTAAGGATACCCACACGTCCGTCCATGCTGACGCCTTTCTCGTCCATTGCAGCAGCAGCGTCGTAGAAAGCGTTAACAAGTGCGGTAGCAGAGAAAGCATCAGCTTCAGTACCAGCGCCAGAACCGACTTGAACCTGGGTACCACCGGGCTCAACATAGCCAGTCTTGGTGATAGGAGATGCAAGACGAGCACCTTTGGCGATCTGACGGAAGATCAGACGGTCATACTTTTCAGCCAGAGCATAGCCGATCTTACGGGAGATCTCGCTACGCAGGTCATAATGGCTGAGGACTTCATCCAGCTCATACACAAATGCACTGGAGATCAGCAGGTCATCACAGGTGATGGTCTTTTCTGCCACCGGAGGTGCAGCGTTGGTATCACCCAGGATGCTGTTACCAGGAGTGTGGTACTCAGCAGTCGTGCGACCAGTGTAGATGAACTGGAGGCTCTTGCCGCCCTTGAGGGTACGGCGCATAACCAGATCACGAGCGATCGTGTTGTTCTGGAAACCCTTAAACATTTCGCCAGAGAAAAGCTTAAGGTAAAGGGCACGGGCGTCACCCGCAGAGTTAAGTTGACCACCGCGAGTAAGTTGCGCGGGGTTCACATTAGATTGGAATGCCATTGTTTTTTATAAGAGGTTTAAGCACGTTCCTCTGGATCCAGAGTATTTAGTTTTTATTGTGGTCTATCCCACCGTCTAGACGGCGAAGGGTGTCTCCGTAGAGGCCAACGCCAATAGGTAAGGGAGGGTTTGCACCTCCCAACGCCGCTTTAACGGACTACCTTTTTAGTGTAAGAAACGCCGCGATACTTGTAAGTGACTTGAACAGTCATGATAATCTCCAAGTGTTTGATCCCCGTTCCATGATCAAACTTCATGCGTCCCTTTGTAAGGGATGAACGGACGGGAGATTACCCTACAGCAGGGGCGCGAAGGGCGACAGGAGTTGCCTCAACAGAAGCAAGGTCCAAAGGGAAGTTGTGTGCATTTCGTTCGTGCATGACTTCGAAGCCAAGGTTTGCTTGGTTAAGAATGTCTGCCCAAGTACGAACAACACGTCCCTGACTATCAAGAAGGGACTGGTTAAAATTAAAGCCGTTAAGATTAAAAGCCATCGTGCTGACACCAAGAGCAGCGAACCAGATACCAACAACAGGCCAAGCAGCCAGAAAAAAGTGCAGACTGCGAGAGTTATTAAAGCTTGCATATTGGAAGATCAAACGTCCGAAGTAGCCATGGGCTGCAACGATGTTGTATGTCTCTTCCTCTTGACCAAACTTGTAACCATA